GATTAAATTCTGTATATGCAAAGCAGGTAGAAAATATAGAGAACTCCAACTTTAGCAGTTGGCCAGAAAATGCTGACCGTGGATATTGGGGAGGAGGATATGGTCCTTTTGGTGTTCACACTCAGGTAAGAAGACTTGATTTTGCAACAGAAACCATACGTACATATCCGTCAGCTTTACCACAAGCAACTGAGAGACTAGCTGCCACTAGTTCAAATTCGCATGGATATTTTGGTGGTGGATTTAGTGCTTCAGATGTATATCTTAATACAATATCCAAATTAGATTATACAACTGATAGTACGAGTCTTCCTGGAACCAATTTACCAGGAGCAGTATCTTTTCTTTCTGGCACAAATAGTGATACGTATGGTTATTTTGCTGGAGGAGCAACTCCATCTTTAATCAACACTATAAGTAGAATTGACTTTAGTAATGATAGTGTATCTCTTCCTGGAGATAATTTGCCTGCAGCAAGACAATTGATGACATCAGTCGCATCTGATGATCACGGTTATTTTGGTGGAGGTTCAGAACCTGCTGTAATTAATTTAATATCAAGACTTGATTTTACTACTGAGACAAATAGTCTTCCTGGAAATAATTTACCAGCAGCACACTATAAATCTGCCACTATTTCTAATAATGTAGCAGGATATTTTACTGGTGGTCAAAATACACCTTCATTATATTTTAATACAATATCAAGACTTGATTTTACTACTGAGACCAATAGTCTTCCTGGAAATAATTTACCGATTGCTACAACTAGACATACGGGATTATCAAATGGGCAATTTGGGTATTGTTTTGGAGGGCAACCATCAAATAATACAGACATCACAAAAGTTGATTTAACTACTGATAGTATAGTGTCATTTTCACTTACCACTACTCCTGACATATACACTGCTACTGTACATGGTGGAAGATCGCTTCCTAGAGCAACTAATCATAAATCTTATGGATATGCCAACTCATCAGAAAGTGATTCGAGATTTAATAGGGTTGATTTTTCTACAGATGTTGTCACCACAAGTACAATGGGAACTATATTTCCAAGCGGTAAAAGGGGATCTGCATATAGTGATCATACTAATGCTTTTGATGTTGCAGGATTCTATAGTACTAGCAATTTTATTTCTTACACAAACAAGCATGATCTTTCATCTGAAACTAATGCAAGTGTTGGTCAAACATTTCCATATCTTGCAAGAGATTTAAGATCTGTAAGTAGTAAACATTATGGTTATATATCAGGCGGATCTCTTTCTCCAACACCAGAATTCTTTTCATTCACAGCAAGAATGGAATTTTCGACCTACACTTTTGATGCTGCTGCAAATAGTGGAAGAAATTTATCATCTAATAAAGCTGCTCATATAGGAATTCAAAATTCATCTTATGGATATTTTGGTGGAGGATACGATTTTGTTCCTCCAAATGTAACTTATACTACGGTTGACCGATTAGATTTTTCAACTGAATCTTATAGTCTTTCTGCCAATCTTACAACTCCAAACTCGGGAGGTTTGATGCATGGAAAAGGATTTCAAAATGAACTTTATGGTTATTTTGGTGGCGGTTATACCCTTCCTCCAGTTACTTATAGATGTAACGTATATAGATTAGATTTTTCTAGTGACACAATGTCAAGTGGTGGAAATTTAACTTCTGGCTTTACCAGATCTAGTGCCATGAGTGGTTTATATGATGCATGGTGGATGTTTGGTAGTCCCGGTCTTTCAGGATCACGTAGATGTAGATATAATTACTCAACAGATACTGCATCATCACTTCCATCTCCTACTACAGGATCATCATCTGCTAGTGGAGTAGAGTTTGAAAATTAACAATAAATAATTTTATCTAAATTATTCTGATATGAATGATATTCTTTCCCATGTTTTAATTCAACCTAATGTAGTGACTGGAGATGGTCTGAATAGGTTAGTTACACACATGAAAAATGCTCCCAAGCAAAAGATGGGAGTATTTGATCCTAAAAAAGCAGATGAAACCAGAACTAGTCAATCGAAAGTTGATACCAATACAAGAAATGTAGATTGTGCAGATCTTGATGGTGTTTTACCTGAGATTGAAGAGTTGATGCAAAATATTGTTACTCATGTAATTAATCCATTCTATAATTTTAAAGTAAGAGATGCTGAACCACCACAGTTACTCTGCTATGAACCTGGAGGACACTACTTACCTCACAATGATGCTCAAGGATTATGGACTAATCCTGATGGAACACAAGTTTGGAAGAAGACTATAGATAGAGACTTGTCCATGGTCTTATTTTTGAATGAAGATTTTGAAGGAGGATATTTCTCATTTCCACAATTAAGAGTTAAAATTAAACCAGAACCTGGACTATTGGTTTGTTTCCCATCAACAAGATTTTTTACACACACTGTTGAACCCGTAATTTCTGGGAACAGATATGCAATGGTAACATGGATGAGAGTTCAAGGTATACCAACAAAAGAAGAACAGGATAAAGAAATTGCAGATAAATATGGTATAGAAGTTTATTGATAATATGGCACAACTAGTCAAACATTATTTTAAAACACTTAGTGGTGATTGGGCAACTAATACCACTAAAGGATTAGTTATGCCAAGAATTGAAGGATTAGATGTAAAGTATTGGGTAACAGATTCTAATGGAATCCAATACATGCTTTCTCATGTTCCAGAAACGAGAGAAGTAGTTGCTAATGTAGTTTATTATGATTATTCTCAATATTCGGATGATGATAATACAACAGCAGAATCTCAATTAGAGATATGGAAGTCTGAAAATAATATAACTGGAGTTGTTACAACTGAACAATATACTTATGAAGAAATTGATCCTACTTCTGATGCAGAAGTTCCAGATGAAGAACGCCCTAGCATAGAAAGAATAGGATTTAATGTTACACATACAGAAGCAATAGTTTTAGAAACATCAGTTGGACTATCAACACTCACAGAAGAAGAGTGGAATACTGAAATTTCAAACTATGATACTAGGCAACAGAATAAAAGATATGATGCAATCAGAGTGACAAGAGATAAAATGCTCACTCATACTGATTGGAAAGTAGTTCAAGAACTGGAAACGAGCGGATCAGTTTCTACAGATTTTTCTAACTGGAGACAAGCACTAAGAGACTTGCCAAATAATGTAGGATTCCCAACTTGTTATCCAGATCTTCCAAAAGAATTTGAAAATGATTCTACCTTAGTATCTTTAACTGGTTCTTTCGATAGTGATGTAAGACCCATTGTAATGATTAATGATCCATTACCAGAACGTAATAATTTACCTGGTTAATAAGTCAAAACACTTTTGATTACGATCATATGCATAGTCAGCATACTGACCATTCTTTCTCACATAGTGTAAGAATAGTTGCATAAATCGATCATTCTTATGAGTTCTTAATGGAGATCTCCAGTGAGGAACAATAGTTCCAAGATATGCTACACCATCACCTACAGGTGTTACAACTTCTCTACGCTTACCTGTAAGGTCTTTTAATTTGATAGGCCACTCAGCATCTCCACAGATATTCATTGTTACTGAGACTTCACAGGATGGTCTATCCGTATGACAATTCATCCATCCTCTATCGTGATACGTTGTTGTAAACCAATATGTTGGAATAAGTTCTTCTCCAAGTGCTTCTTCTAATATTGGTTTTAGTCTATGAACTACAAAAGTTGAAGATGGTGGAGCATAACAACACATTACATTACCTCTTTCAGGATCATAATAAGTCTTAAGACCACCAAGATCTTTAACAGCACCCATTAAGTTCTGATATTTAATTTGTATCGCTTCTTCTTTAGTAATAATGTTGGGAATATAATGCCAACCTTTCTTTGAGAATGTTGTACTCATCTTATGTATTATTATATATTACTATGTATCTTTAATGGCAACAAACCTAGTCTACTGGCATTTGGGTGTTCTGTCAAGTCTTGACAAATAATAGGATCTGAGTATAATGATACA